TCCGTACCGGTCAGCCAGTTGCTGATCGAGGCCAGCAACGGCTTGGTGGTGAGCATGTGAGCGATCTCGCCAAAGGCCTGTTTCGCACCCTTGACCAAGCTGTCCAACAGGTTATTCGCGCCACTGCCAATGTTCGCCCATGCATCAGCAAACACGCCGTCGATGCGATCAATCGCGCCTTCGGTGAGCTGGCCCCAGATCGTGGCCTTGCTCTGGTTTACTTCATATTCCCGACCCAGTTTTGCCAGGGCGTCTTGATAGAGCGCCGCATTCTCAGGGTAGCGAGCAATGGCGGCATTCAGCGCGTCCTGCTCTGCGGTGTAATCCTTCAGCAGCTTGATCTGCGGATTCAGGCGATCAACGATACCCTCAACCTGACCGGCCTGCTCCAGCGCCTTATTGGCGTCAAGCTGGGCCTTGGTCTGGTCAAGCAGAAGCTGATATTCCTTACTGCCAACCTCGATGTTTTTGCCGGCGAGCGCAACAGTCATCGACTTCTGAATGTTGAAAGCTTCGAGCGCGGTCTTGCCCTGCAGCGTGGCTGTAGCTTGAGCCAGGGTCTGCGTGGTTTCGATGCGCATGTCGGCAATGGACTGGGTAATGTCCAGGCGATCCTTGGCGTCGGCTTCGCGGTTGACTGCCGCAGTGACTGCATCACGCGCGCCGGCGCCAGTCTTGAGCAGTTCCTCTTCGATCTTTTGCTGCATCGTCAGCTCGCGAACGTTGTCGGCACCGGCCAGATAGGCGTCGGCCATGGCGATCGTGGAGCTGGTAGCGATATCGGTTTGAGAAAGGAGGTCCGTGAGCGCGGCTGCTTTCGCCTTGGCGTCCTTGACCGATTCTTTCTCAAGCTGGCTGCCAGCGCGCATCGATTCGTTGCCGCGGTCGATCGCAGCAGCCTTCAGTTCTGCCGCTTGCAGGTCGGTGGCGCTGAGCTTGATGAATCCGGCCTGAACGTTAGCCCGGAGCTTTTCAACTTCGGTAACTTTGCCCACCAATGCAGCCTGGCGGCCAAGGCTTTCGACATAGGTCGAGCCCGCCTTGTCGCTGGCAAATCGAGCACCATCAGCTTCCGACTTCAACTTTTGATAAGCGCCCTCAAGTGCGGCAACCTTCTCAGTCGGCTCCGTCAGCCACTGCTTGCTGATACTCCCGGCATCAAAACTCTTCTGGAAGCCATCCAGCTCTTTTTTGGCCTTATCGAGTTGGCCACCTACATCCCCAAGTTTTGCTTGGATGTCCCCATAAGGCAGTGTCTCCAAGTTCCCCGGGAGCATGTTGCGAGTGGCGTTTCTGATTCGAGTGGCGGCCTGCTCAGTTGCGCTGGCCGCTGTGCCCATCCCTGTCTTGGCTTTGTCGCCGAAATCAAGGAACGAGAGTGCCGCTGCGCCGACCGTAAGCGCGATACCTACCGGGCCTCCCATCAAACCTAGAATCCGACTTCCCGCACCGACTGCGGCGGCAGTGGCAACGGAAGAGGCCTTTTGCGCGGCCGCCAGCCTCAGCTGCGCGGCAGAGTTTGCGTTTGTTGCTGCCGTGATCTCGACATGGGAGGCGAATGCGGCGTGACGAGCAGTGGTCGCTCGCAAATTTGAAGCCGCTTCGATTGCCTCTGACTCAGCCAATGCAAGAGAAGCGGTGGCCGCCGCCTGTTTTGCTACAACGTCACGCGCAAATGCTACAGAGCTGGTTCCAATAGCCGCCACACTGCGACCAATAGCGATAAACAGGCCGGTTTCGAGCGCCTGTGTTACAACCCCAACATTCTCATTGAGGAATTTCAGAGAGCCAACATAGCCATCCACGGCAAGGCCAAATGCTGGCTGAGCCGCCGCGCCAAGCGAGACCTTTAGGTCCTCAAGATAGCGAGTGGATGACTGAAGTTGTTTTCCTGCGTTGGTCAGCGAGGCTTCGTATGAGCCGGCAATGTTTTTGCCCGCTTCCATGGCGGCGTTAACGCCAGCCTGGTTTTTTTCAGTAGTCGTGAGCTGGTCGGCGTTTTTCCCGAGTTGCTTGGCCAGCTGCTCATAGCTCTGCTGGAAATTGACATTCAGCCCGAGCGTTTCGAGCGTTTCCTTTTCGGCAGACTGAATGCCCTTTATTAGACGCTCGAATGCCTCGGACGAGTTTGTGTTGCCGACAACGGCCGCGTCCTGAGCGAGTTTGGCAAGCTTGGTCGCCTGAGCCAGGTCGATATTTGCGCCCATCATCTTGATGATGTTGTTTCGCGACTGAACCGCTGAAATGCCGACCTTTCTCAGCTCTCCATCAAGTGCCGCAATCTCAACGGCGGAGCGATTGGTATTCCCGGCGACGGTGTTCATTACCAGGCCAAGCTGGTCGTAGCGGGATGCAAGCATTACCGCTTCGGATATGACGCCGCCGAGCTTTAGAGCTCCGAAGGCTGCAACCGCTGACTTGGCCAGGGAGTTGATGCCGACCTCGGTTTTTGTCGCTTGGCGCTCAAGGGCCGAGAGATCAGTCCCGGCCTTTGCTGCCTGGGTACTATCTACCGTTATTACGAGGCGGGCCGACTCAGTCATGCTTTTCTCCGGACAATAAAAAACCGCCCGGAGGCGGTTTATGTGTTTTCTTTTCGCTACATCTGAATATCAAGAAGGCTCCAATTTTCGGTGCCCTTCCTGTTTTTCACTTTGGCGTAATACTGCGTGCGAACGAGTGCGCCGTAGGCGTTTTGGGCATCCACATACGCCCAAACTTCGTGGGTGCACTCTCCGATATAATTGGTTTTCACGCCAGCATCTCGCGAGCCTGGAAACTCTGCAGTTTTCGGCGCCTTCAGGCGATCAATGACAAAATCTTTGGATATCCAATATGCGCTGACTCCGTCCTCACAATCTTTTTGCGCTCGCTGCTCCTTGGATAGGCCATCACCGCACCCAGCAAGCAGCGCCAACACCGAAACCAACATAACCTCACGCATCCGGTATCCCTCCCATTAAAGCGGCAGAGTAGCAAATTGCCGCATAAGCAGATGCCTCACGCCTCGCTCATCACCCGACAATGAATGCCATCCATCTTCATCAGCACCCTAGCCTCTTCCGGCTCGATCTGCCGATCCATCATCCGCGTCCAGGCGTCCATTTCCTGCCAGGTCAGCGGGTCGCTGGTGCGCTTGAGCTCCCAGAAGAGGCCGGCCAGATAGCCCATACCCTCGGGCATTGCCGGAATATCCAGCTCCCGAGGCTTGTGCTTGGTCATCTCCCAGACCCGCGTCAGGTGATCACGGGTGGTGGCGGTCGATCCTTTGACCGGCTTGTTGAGCTTGGCCTCCCCTTCCCAGTGACTTAGGAGGCTTTCAACTCTGGAGCGAAAAAACGGGCGCGGTCGCTCGCCAGACGCTCAACATCATTCGACAGGCCGGGGTTGTTGAGCAGCAGCTCGGCGATGGCTTCTTTCGAGTACGGCACGGGCAGCGACCAGTCGAACGCCAGCGCGGAGCGATAGTGCAGGTTGGCACGCTGAGCGATGGCGGTCTCTTCATCGACCGACATGCCTTCCTTGCCTTCATCGCGCAGGATGCGGGTCGCTTCCAGCAGGGCCTTGCGCGCTGCCGGCGCATCGGCACCCAGCACCATCAGGTGATACTCGGTTTCAGTGCCGTCTGGCAGGGTCAGCGGCAGCTTCTTGCCCTTCTCCAGGGCGCCCAGGGTGAAGAAGTCGCTCAGGGCGAATGGCTTGATGGCTTCGGCTGGTTTGGCTTTGGTGGTCATTCGGTATAGCTCCAGAAAACAGAAAGCCCGCTCAGTGGCGGGCTTGGAAGCGAGGATTGGATTACACGCCGGTGCGCGTGATCATCATGGTGGTGGCCAGCGTTGCGTCGTAGCCGGCGCTAACGGTGTACTGAGGGATGATCGCGCCTGGACCGCTGGTTTGCTTCTGGCCCTGGGTGTAGCGAACCTTTGGCAACTCCAAGGTGTAGCTGTCGGCACCTTCCGTGAATTCGATCACATGCGAGGTGGAGGTCTCGTTGAGAACCTTGTCCCAGAGGATGGCGTCGACCAAATATGCGCTCATAGAGCCGGTCACGACCGCGACACCGTTGGAGATGTCGAAGGCTTCGCGGCTGCCCAGGGCGAACAGCGCCTCCATGCCGTTGTCGAGGCTGACGCTCCATTCAGTGGCGTAAGCCACGGACACGCCGCCCTCGGTCAACGCCAGGTTGGTGGTGATCATGATGTCGGTCGCGGTAGCCGGCAGGTAGGTCGAGCCAACCGGCACGGTGAACTTCTCGGCCTTGGTGCCCATCATGCTGAAGGTGACGCCAACCGGAGCATTCAGCGGGGAGCTGATCGCCATTGCGCTGACTCGGCAGCCGTGAAAGGCGTAATCAACGCCGATGTCCGTGTGTCGCTCCAAGATGGCGAACGAACGCTCGATCTTGCCGATCTTCAGGACATTGGCCGTCCAGGTGCCTTGCATGGCGGCCTGGATCAAGTCGTCGAAGCTGGAGAACGACAGCTCGACGGCAATGTCGCCGGCCACGCTGTAGGTGCCGCCGCGACTCGCATTTCGCTGGCGGCTCTGATTCATTTCCGCCGTGTCGATCTGGTTGATGGTCGGCGTCAGGCCGGCACTAACAAAGCGGATCGGTTTCCATGCTGGGGTGGCAGGGATAACGCCCGCGACCTCTTCGACGTAGTAATACTGAACGGCCGAGCCGCTGGCTGAATTGCCCATTTAGGGATCTCCTATAACGAAAAAACCCGCTCAATGGGCGGGGTGCGGGTCTTGCTGGGGAAGCGAATCAGGCGGTCGGGAAGATCCAGGCCGTGTAATAAACGAGGATGCTCACGCCAGTCCAGACAGTCTCGGGCGTGATCTTCGAGCGCTCCGCCTTGCGGATGTGCACACGCTGGCCTTGGTATTCGAGGCCGAGCCCGGGCGTGTAGAAGTTCAGCGCCTTGTCGGCGTCGGCGAGGATTGGCCCGGTGCCGGCGTTGTTCGGGTGGTAGATATCGATCTGCAGATAACCGCTGCGTTCGACCGGGTTGACGCCGCCGAACGCAGCAGGTTCGCGACCGGTTGGCATGTCCGTGAGCCGGGCCCAGGCCTGACCGGTTACTGGCGCGAAGGTCTTCCCTTCCCAAGCCGTTTTGGCGGCAGAGTAAAGATTGCTCGCCAGATAGGCAGCCACCAGCGCGCCGTTGATTTTGGTCTCACTCATACGCGGTTCTTCCTGGCTTGCTCGTCAATCAGCCTCTGGAAACGGTCAACGTTGCGATGGACCATGCCCTGAGGCGCCTGCTTCGACGTCCCGTTTTCAAGGTCTACGATGTATGGGAGGTTGTTTGCCAGCATCGTCTCCTGACCCGCGCCCTTGGGAGTATTGGCAGCCGCTTCCGCAATTGAGGCTGAAGCGCCATCCCTTTCAATTTGATTGGTGGCCGGCTGCCCTACTGTGGTTTGCCAGTTGCCTCGAGCGCGCCCGGTGTCGACCGGAGTGTCATTGATCACCGCATTGAACAGAGCAATGGTGGTGCCGCGAGTGATTTCGTCATGCGCCTTCGATGTCTTGGCGGCGAATCGCTTGATGTCGTCTGCAAAACTCATCAGCGTCTCCCGTGCAGCTCATAGACCAGCGGCGTGCCGGCTGGATTGGTGGATTTGATATTGACGATCGTCCACGTCAGG